ATACAGATGGTAGAGATAGTGTAAACGTACACAAACCTACTAAGCCTATGGCTATTATAGAGATTCCTGATACCAGAGAAGGGTGGGTTAAATCAGTTGAGTTACTAATTAATTCGTATCTTACACCTTCACGTATGGCTACAATTGAATTTGACTATGGAAAGATACGGGCTAAAGGGGAACCTATCAATGGATTTGGTGGGATTGCTAGTGGCCCTGACCCTCTTAGGCAGCTACATCATTCTATTCGAGCAGTGCTTGATAACTGTGTAGGTAAAACACTAGGTACTAGAGAGATTGTTGACATAGCAAACATGATTGGACGCTGTGTTATAGCAGGTAATGTCCGACGTTCAGCTGAGATAGCCTTTGGTCAAGAAGATGATGAGACCTTTATCGACCTCAAGGATTACAACAAGTACCCTGAGCGTGTTGATTATGGTTGGGCATCTAATAACAGTGTGTTCATAACACCTGAGTCAGACGTTAGTAGATTAGCTGAGCGTACATGGCACAATGGTGAGCCGGGATTTGCTTGGTTAGATAATGTACACAACTATGGACGAATGAATGGTATAATAGATACAACAGACGAACATGCGCTAGGCTTTAACCCTTGTGGTGAGCAGCCTTTAGGACACAAAGAAATGTGTACGCTTGTTGAAATCTACTTACCTCACATTAAGAGTAAGGAAGAGTTCAGAAGAGTTATTAAGTTTGCCTACCTATACGGTAAGACTGTTACCCTCGCCTCTAACAATATAGAAGATGAAACCTCTAGAGAAATCATGGGAGAGAATCGACGTATTGGCCTGTCACTTACAGGTATCACACAATTTGTGGGGGAACATGGCAGAGAAGTACTTAAAGACTGGATGGACCATGGCTACCATTGGAGTGGTGACTATGATAGAATATACTCACAGTGGTTTAATGTGCCCGCCAGCATCCGTAGGACCTCAGTAAAGCCTAGTGGAACAGTGTCCCTAGTAGCCGGTGTAACTCCCGGTATACACTACAATGTAGAAGGGCGCTTTCATATTAGACGTGTCACATTAGCTGACAACAGCCCACTTGTAGATAGATTACAATCAGCAGGATACCATGTAGAACCTGCAGCCATTGACCCTGACAACTCTGTAGTAGTTGAGTTCCCTGTAGATGCAGGGGTAGGTGTGCGTTCTGAATCAGACGTAGAGCCTATGGAACACCTAGAGTTGATAGCTGATGTAGCTAGATTCTGGGCAGACAATGCTGTAAGTGCTACTGTTAAGTTTGATAAAGAAGAATACGGACCAGAACAACTGGCCGATATGATTAACTGGAGTAAGGATAAGGTAAAGGATATAGCGTTCCTGCCTCTTAGTCCTTCTGGTACATACCAACAAGCTCCTTACGAAGGCATTACCGAAGAGGTATACAACGCTAAGAAACAAAACCTACAACCACTAGCACTATCAGTTATTGGTGATGGCGATAAGCAAGCTGACCTGTACTGTGATGGTGATGCTTGTGCAATATAAGGAGGGGATCCACATATCTAATGTTTGAAACTAATTTAAAAGAATACCAGAAGCTCTTGGCAGGTAAACCAAGGGACATGCACTTCGGAGCATGGATATCACGAATGAATAGAAAGGCGTTGTATGAACGTAAAGGACCCATCCACCCAATTATCTGATATAGAGAATAGGATTAAAGCCTGTCGCCAGTGTGGTCTACATAACAATAGAACATTCGGTGTAGCAGGGGAAGGTCCAGTAAACGCTGACATTGTTGTGATAGGAGAAGCTCCGGGAGATCAAGAGAATCGCACAGGTAAACCTTTTATTGGTTACTCTGGGCAACTCCTGACACAACTATTACAGAACGCAGGGTACTCACGAGCCGACACATATATAACTAATATGGTTAAGTGTTGGGTAGGTGACGGAAACCCTGATCCAAAACAGCATGAGATAGAATCATGTGCACCATGGTTAGACCAACAATTACAACTTATAAAACCAAAGGGTGTTATTACTTTCGGTAGGTTCTCTACCAACAAGTTTATAGAGTTTCCAAACAAAGGTGGAATAGGAAAGATACAGGGGCACATGCGTAAGGCTTGGTGGGACTCCACACATCCTACGTATATAATGCCCCTATATCATCCTGCTTATCTAGCTCGTTCCCGTGATGAAATACCAAACACTACTTCGCACTTAGTAAAGTTCCGAGAACTCATAGACGACTTAATATGGTAAGGCTCGATTAGTCTGTATCCAATGGAGTAACAGACTCTTCCCACAGCTTATCGTCATAAAATTTTAGCTGCTCCTCTAGATGTAGAATCTTTTGACTCTTTTCACGTAGAGCTTTTTCTAACATACGATTCTGTATGTTAACTTCACCATAAGCTAAGATTAATTCATCCGGTGAAATTTCTATCTGTTCCATTTTAGGAAATTATACTTCCTGACTTGTCACCAGAATGCTGTGCTACGTAAGTCTTTACGACTGACAGTACGGCTGCAACACCAGCGGCTGCCCCTGCTTTCATAGGTACAACATCCATACCTACTAGTGGTCCCGCTGCGACAATACCCAAAAATGCTTGGATAAATGTCATCGCACAGCGTTCCCCCAAATCCTTCAAATTCGCTTCTTTAAACATTTGTACCTCCTACAGTACTATTTGCATATCCATAGACGAATTCTCCGTCTTGATATCTATTTTTATTCCGCCTAATGCGGCGGGGGTCATCATGCCTTTTTCTACATATGTATCAGAGTCCTGCATATAACCCTTCAGCCAGCTGCCAGTACACGCAAGTATCACATCTTTATGAGATAGCTTTTGATTATTGGCATATAACTTTTGTACTTTGGTTGCTACTTTTTTGTGGTGATGCCCGATTAAATATATATCTGCATCAAAAGAGTGTAGCATCTTTTCTAATTGTGTGAGTGGTCCACCTATCGCAGAGCCACCACCTTTACCGTGGTGTAGCCATATAGAACACTGTTGTTTTTTGGGTAGTTTCATGGTAACGATACCTGAAGTGCCTAGGAATTCACATCCTAGATAATCTGCAAGTTCCTTATCTGTTGTCGTACCATCTGCGTACTCCCAATAGTGGTGTCCTTCTACAAGCCCTAACCATTTACCTCTTGTCGGTTTCAGTATATCTTTTATAACTTCTAAGAATTCTCTTGACTTTGTATCCAAAGCTTCTTGGATAGCGTCATATAGATTTCCTTTCTTTATATCAGCAATGATACTGTTCCTGTTTGATGGGCTACCTAAATCAATATAATCCCCAGTACCTATAAACATTGGATTTTTATGCGACATCGCATAGTCTACCCAACGCTGGAATCCATTGATATCACATGCAGGTGGCCCATATTGTACGTCCCCTATGGGAAATAGCTGAATATCTTTCTCAGCTTTCAATGTGACTAGTTTCATGCTATAATTATACCATATATAAAAAACTTTTTCAAGGAGCTTGATGTTAAAAGTTGAATTCCTAGATACAGTAGAGGGACCTTGTGTTTTTTGCGGTACTCAACCTGAAAACACGTCTATTAGAATATCAAAAGATATTAATGATGAGCAAACTACTTCAATATGTAGTGAAGAATGTATGGATCTATTCGTAAGATTATCCGATAATGATAAAGTACCTGTAGATTGGATGGGGTCACACTATGAATCGTTTATTAACCAAGATAATAAGGTGGAACTCGGCTCGATTAAAGACGACTAGTCAAATGAATTATCGTCTTCTTTTCTTGCCCATGATTCTAGTTTGTCTAGCCTCTGTTCTATGGTGGCTAATCTCTCGTCACAATTACAAGCTACTGGATCAGTATCTGAATGACTGGACTCTCCCACAATCAGACTAAGCAGAGTATCTTTACTCCATGCAGGACCGGGATCGTTAATACGGCTAACAGCGTCAGTTTCATAGTGTCCTATAACTGTCTGATCATTAGCTTCAAGCCCTAGTTCCCCCAATACCCACTGATGTATCTTAGCTGAGGCTTGCATCATAGCTTCAGGCCACTCATCTTCATATATAAAGTCATAACCATAGCCGGGATCTACACTGAATCCCTCATGTTCTATGCCAACAGTATACTTATTCGGATTACCTCCGGGAAATGACTTCCATGATTCTTTAGCAGTACGACCAGCATGCCATGCAGGTGAGTATATACTCACGGTCTGTGTGATGTTACCTTCTCTATCTACAATAAAGTGTGCAGACTTTTGTACACTGTTAGTTTCAGCCCACTCAATCATAGTTCGAGCATAGCCCTGCATGATGTGGTTAATTACAGCTATTGGTTTCATAGTACTAGGGGGAACATCAGCGTACCCGTACTGTGTTGTGCCTATGTGGTTTACATCCGGCATCCAACCGCGAGCATTACCGTATTGATTTAACATATTTCCTCCTAGAGTCTTCCTTCTAGTATAACAGCTAGTTTACTTTCTAGAAATTCATCACTAATATAAATTTCACTTTCCCATAGTTCATGGTATATATAACCTTCTCTTAATACTGCCATTTGTCTTTCTAAATCTGCTGCTTTTTCATAAGCTTGATGCCAGTAATCTCCAAGAATTTCAATAGCTATATAAGGAGATCTATCTATAATTGTAAAGTCAAGAATAAACCCACCAATATAATTACGACCACCTAGTTCTTCACGTTGAAAAATAAATCGGCTACCACCCTGTAACATTTGAGTAAGCTTTTTATGTACAATACGTTCTGGTAGTGTAGCTAGTGCAAGTGAGCCTGTTTTAGGTGACGCTCTATTTTCAAGTCTGTCATATCCAAACTCAGGTGGCTTTCTACGCCTATCCCTTAACACATTATCAGTATTAGTTTTAATATACTTGCGGGGGAACTTAGGATAAGCAGATGCTTGTCTTGCTCCTCTTAAACTTTTAATACCAGCCACTACGAAACCTCTCTAAGAGACAATGTTATCTCACTATCAAAGGTTGTAGTACTTTCTCGTACTTCGGGGTATCTTAGTGATTCTGTCATACCTGTAATATATACTTGATACCCTGATTGACGTACACTCTCAGAGTTATGTGGTGTGCCTAACCATCTACAACGTAGCTGGTCTCCATCAACATAGTCATAGTTTGGAATCTTTAGATTGTTAGGACCATTGTTAGAAAACTCTACTGTATCTACAAAGAAAGGAGATATAGCATCTGCATCAGCAGACTTACGAATTATTCTAAACGTGTAGTTTGCATCTTCTCCAGAAGGTACACCTTCATAGAATACATAATCACGAACCCATCTA